AAGTCTGTGTCTACAAAGAACTCACGCAGTAAGCCACAGAATAATGAGGCTTCTGGGTATCTAAAAGAGTCCGAAGTACAGAAGATGTCACCACAACAATACGAAAAGGTGGCAGACGAAATCATGGAAGCTATCCGTAGTGGTAAGTTCATCTATGATGTTTCTGGTTCTGCTAGATAAAAAAGAGTTGACAAGTAGTTATTTTTAAGTATAACTATAGTCATATAGGTGTATGTTGGTTCGCTACCAGCGTACACCATAATCTGCAAACAACAATATTCCTTTCGGATTACCTGAATAGCATGGCCTACTAAGTACATCGGCGGCCACCTTTGTATACAGTACACCCTACGTTAGACAGCCTCTGTTAAAGCATTGTCTAGTTTGCATCTGTAAAGCTAATAACAGGAGATGGAAATGGCTTTTACTTCCGCTGCTGGATACGGGAACCTACCTAATGGTAACTTTAGTCCAGTCATTTACTCCAAACAGGTGCAACTTGCTTTCCGCAAGGCCGCTGTTTGTGAGGCAATCACTAACTCTGACTATTTCGGTGAAATCGCCGCAATGGGTGATTCTGTAAAGATCATCAAAGAGCCAGAGATCACAGTCAAGGCATACGCACGTGGTACAACAATCACACCGCAAGACCTTGATGACGAAGACTTCAGCCTAACAATTGACAAAGCTAACTACTTTGCATTTAAGGTTGATGACATTGAAGAGGCACACTCACACGTTAACTTCCAGTCTTTGGCAAGTGACCGTGCGGCTTACCGCCTCGCTGACCAGTTTGACCAAGACGTTCTTGGTTACTTGGCAGGCTACAAGCAGTCAGCAATTCATGGCTCCGCAAACGCAGTCAATGATGTAGTCAACGGTACTAATGCTGTTGGTTCTACTACTGACGAATTGCTTGCAAGCATGAAGCTGGACGCATCTGACTTTAACGGTGGTTCAGGCGGTGATGCAATTGCAATCCTCCCACGTACCGGTTCAGGTGCTGCACCAACAAATGCTGGTGACGCAAACCCACTACAGGTTATCGCCCGTATGTCTCGTCTGCTAGATCAGCAGAATGTTGACACACAAGGTCGTTGGCTTGTTCTTGACCCAGTGTTCATTGAAGTACTGAAAGACGAAGATTCTCGTCTGTTCAATACTGACTTTGGCGGTTCTGGCCTACAGAATGGTGTTGTTTCTAGCAACATTCATGGCTTCACCGTGTACACTTCAAACAACCTGCCACAAGTTGGTACTGGTTCTTCCTTCGCAGGAACAAACAGTTCTACTAACTTTGGTGTGATTGTTGCTGGTCATTCATCTGCTGTTGCAACTGCAGAGCAGATCAACAAGACTGAAACATATCGTGACCCTGACAGCTTCGCTGACATTGTTCGTGGTATGCATTTGTATGGCCGCAAGATTCTTCGTCCTGAAGCTCTTGTTAACGCCGCTTACCATTTAGCATAAAGGAGATTTGAAAAATGGCTACAATTACTGCTACTCTTGCTCCTGCTATGGGTAATTCCCAGCGTGGACGCAATCCATACATGGTTGAACAGGTTATTGACCTGACTGCTAACAGCATTAATCCAAACGGTGACGTAGTACAGTGTATCACTGTCCCTGCGAACACCAAGATTATTGCTGCTGGTTTTCAGGTAACTGCCAGTGCAACTCAGAATACTGGTACTGACGCAACCGCTGCTTTCGGCACGGGTGCAGATGACAACGAATACGTAACAGCGTTTGACATTGACGGTGCTGCTGATGGTGCTTATGCACCTAGCGTAACTGTCTCTGCTGATCTTGTTATCGGTTCTGCGGATACTCTGGACCTTACCCTTGCGGGTGGTGGCGCATCCTTTACTGCTGGTGAAATTCGTGTTTTCGCCGTACTGATGGATGTAAGCTCACTTGGTGAGATGGAAGCTGCTGAAGTTTCCCGTGACGCACTTGCGTAAATAAAACACTAGGGGGCTGCTTTCGGGTGGCCCTTTAGTTACATATTAAAGGATTTATAAATGCGCAAAATTAAAAAATATGCTTTGGGTGGTATGGGAACTCCTGAACAGGAAGACAGTAAGTACCGTCCATCTGCTACACGTGCGCCACAGGGCATGATGTCCTCTAGGGGTACATCTGCTGCTATGGGATTATTTGCTGGTGGACTAGTCAAAAAGAATTATGTTAATCCTGTAACTTTTGTAGATAATTTAAAGCGTAAAAAGAATAAGTAAATGGCTGGCATTAACTTCAGAACAGATAGCAGCTTTGTTGATGTAACCGGTAACTCAGCTAGTACAACTAGTAACCCTAATAATGCTACACTACTGTTTACTTGTCCAGCAAGCCATGAAGCTGAAATTGTTTTTCTTATGGTTGCTAATGAAGATAACTCTACTTCTAATATAGGCATTCAAATATATCATGCCGATAACAATACTTATCATTTTCTTGTAGGTGAAGAAGCCATAGCTGGACACAGTAGTACACAGTTTATTGGCGGCGGTCCTTTGTTCTTACATGCAGGAGACAAAGTATTAGTATTCAGGCATACGTCTAGTCAAAACTTTGACGCTACACTTTCTGCTAGACTATATTTTACACCTGCTAAAAGGCTATAACAATGAGTACATTTATTAATCTCACTAATGAACTATTGCGTAGATTAAACGAAGTTCAAATAGATGAGTCTAGTTTTGCTGCCGCTAAAAACGTGCAAGCATTAGCTAAGGACGCAATTAATTCTGCTATCAGACAGACACTTCAGGATGCACAAGAGTGGCCTTTTCTTTTAGTTACGTATGAACAGACGTTAACTGCAGGTACTGGTACATATTCTTTTCCCGCTGATTATTCAAAAGCAGACTGGGATACTTTTTTTATTAAACGTCTTGCATCAAAAAACAATATACCTAAAAAACTAAAACTACTTACTTATGATCAATACTTATCTAAGTATAGAAGTAATGAAGAAGTAAGTGGTGAGGGTGGAAGAGGCGATCCTGAATATGTTTATACAACACAGGATACGAAGTTTGGTGTTACCCCTGTCCCAGACGCAGCTTATGTAATTGAATACCGATATTTTAAATTTCCTGCTGACTTAGTTTTATATGATGATGTATCAATTATACCAGACAGATTTAAGCATGTAATTCTTGACGGTGCTATGATGTATATGATGGTGTTTAGATCAAATGAGCAAAGTGCTAATATGCATAGTGTAAAATTTGAAGACGGTATAAAAATGATGCGTAGATTAGTTTTAGATCAACATATTAATGTTATATCTACAGTGTTGCAACGATCTAGTTCTAGCGCAAGTGTTGATAGAATTTAAGTATGGCTGACAATTTACAAACTTTTGTCTCTGTTTGTTCAGGGGGGCTTGTCACTAATGTTGACCCGCTTACTCAAAGTAATGCTTTATCCGGCAGTGCTATCAGACTTATTAATATGGAACCATCACTTGAGGGTGGTTACAGACGTATAAGCGGGTATGCAAACTCTTATGAAACATTACCCGGCACTGGTAAAGTGCTAGGTCTTGCAGTAAATGGTGAGATAAATCAAGGTATACTAGGTTGTAGAACACCATCTTCAGGAAACAATTACCTGCATTGGTATAACCACTACTACGATGTAGCACTAGGGTCAGGTCAAGGTGCTGGTTTTACTGTAGGCGAAACACTCACAGGTGTAGTTAGTTCAGGTGATAGCTCTGCTATAGCAGCAACAGGCACAGTAATATCTAAAACATCAAATGCTATTGTAGTAAACTTTGGCAGATTACCTGATAATATTTTTGCTACAGGTAACGTAATTACAGGTGGTACATCTAGTGCAACAGGTACGGTAGCAAGTACTCCTACAGTTAAAGGTTGGCAAGCAGTATCTACTGCAGGTAGTCCTACCATGACAGGGGTTGACATTGTAAGATTTGAAAGGTATAATTGGTCTGAAGAGATATTGCTGCTAACAGATGGTATTAATCCAGCAGCCAAATACAATGGGACTACATACACACAGATTACACATACTAACGCACCTAACAATCCTAAGTTCTCTAGTGCATTTTCAAATCACCTTTGGTTAGCTGGAGACCCTGACGAACCTTTTAATATTTACTTTTCTTCTCCTAACGTAGACACAGACTTTGATCCTGCAAATGGAGCAGGTGTTATTAACATAGG